GTAAAGCAGCACGTACTTTGGAATCCAACCGTGCCCGCCGCGTGACCAGCCGCCTGGCTCCTGGCGTGAACTTCGGCACTCGCGCAGTGCAGCCTGCTTATGTGGTGTTCTGCCACACTGATGCAGTGTCTGACGTGCGTAACCTGCCTGGCTTCACCCGCGTTGAAGAGTACGGTTCATTCAAGCCAATCCACGACCGCGAAATCGGCGCTTGCGAAGACTTCCGTTTCGTCAGCTCTCCTTTGCTCAAGTCGTTTTTGGCTGCTGGCGCATCGGTCGGTTCGTCCGGCATGTTGTCCGTTGGCGCATCCAACGTGGACGTGTACCCCTTCATCGTTATCGGTGAAGACGCTTGGGGCCAAGTCGCTCTCAAGGGTATGTCCGCAATCAAGCCTGTGGTGTTGAAAGCATCGCAGACTAACCACGCTAACCCATTGGGCCAATTCGGTTACGTGGGCGCTTCGACCTGGTTTGCTACCGTGCGTTTGAACGACGCCTGGATGGCCCGTATCGAAGCCGGTGTGACCGCTCTGTAATGACTAGGGGCCAGGGCAACCTGGTCCCGTCTAACCCAAGGAAAACACCATGAGCAATGCAGCTTATTACAGCCTTCTCAACAACGGGGAATTGACGGGTGACATGATCGGTGCGGTGATAGCCACCCCACCAATCGCGGCTACCGGCGCTACCCTGGTTTGCAACCGTGACGTTCACGGCGGTCGCGTTACCGTTATCACTGCGGCAGCAGGTTGTGCAGTTACTCTGCCCAACGCTACCGGCACTGGTTCAATATATCGCTTTCTCATCGGGGCCACCATTACATCAAATAGCACCACCATCAAAGTGAACAATGCTACTGACGTAATGTCCGGTCGTGCGTATGTGATCAGCGATAACACGGCTGCGGTACTCGGTTACGCCACTGGCTCTACTGATGACACCATCACGCTGAACGGCACTACGACGGGCGGCTATATCGGTGACATCGTTGAAATCATTGACGCAATCGCCGGTACTTACCAAGTCAAAGTCCTCTCTAAAGCCACTGGCACGGAAGCAACTCCGTTCTCGGCAACTGTCTCTTAATTTTTGTAAAGGAATCTTTCCATGTCTTACAACATTGAACAAGCCAATAGTGGCTTTCTTTCGCTCACCGCTGCCGGTTTGGCTGAGGGTACTAACAGTGCTACTTTCAAGACTGCTAACACCCTGACCTTCACCAACAACGGTGTTTTCAAGTCCAAAGCGGCTACCGACAACCTGACCTTTTCGACCGGCACCGCGCTGGCCGCAAGCCAGGCTTGCCTGTTTGCTGTGTGGATTGGCTCTACCGGCACCGTAACGACCACTCAAGGTCCTATCGTGGCCGCAGGCGATCCTTGCCCAGTGCCCACAGCAGCGGCTTCCAACCTTACGCTGGTCGGCCTGATCAAGGTCACCACCAGCTCGGCAGCTACGTTTACGCCTGGCACTACCGACCTGTCTGCCTCTGGCATTACTGGCGCGTACTCCGACTGCATGGACATGCCTGGCTCTGCCCAGTAAGTTGCCATCTCTCTTCTCCTTGAAGAGCTTGACGCAGACCACCTTCGGGTGGTCTGCTTTTTGGCAGAACAATTTTTCAACCCCCTGGAGTAAATGATGGCAACAAAACAAAAAATCCAAGGCATCGAGATCAGCGACGATGCACCTACAATAGATTTGGTTTCGGAATCAAAAGACTTTGCTGCGCTTGCCTCAAGCGAAGCCTTTATGAACGAGCAAGTCACGATCATGGTCCATTCGACCACTGATGAAAACCAACCTCCCCAGGTCATCGTAAATTGCAACGGCATGAACCAGCCGATCATGCGTGGATACCCCACCACGGTGAAACGCAAGTACGTTGAAATCCTGGCACGCATGAAAGAGACCAAGTACAGCCAGGTCACACGCAACCCTGCGGCACCTGACCAGATCGACATGGTGGCACGCCACGGTTTGTCGTATCCGTTTGACTTGGTCGAAGACAAGAATCCGCGTGGCCGCGCTTGGCTAACCAACGTGATGGCCGAACCGGCTTAAACCCATGAACTTATTGCAATTGGTCAACCAGGCACGCGTCGAATGCGGCGTGTCTGGGCCAGCCCTTACAACTGCTGTTGGCCAGACTGGTGAATCTGGTCGTATGGTTGCCTGGGTGGTCCAAGCCTGGATCGATATCCAGACCAGCAAAGAGGACTGGCTGTTCATGCGCGAATCTTTTGATTTCAATACCACAGCCAACGTCTGGGAGTATTCCCCGACTAACGCCGGGCTTACAGATTTTGGCAACTGGAAGCGAGACAGCTTCCGGTGCGCCAGCGATTTGACTCTATACAGAGACGAACAGCTTTTGAATTACATGGAGTGGACCACGTTCCGCAACCTGTACCGCTACGCCAACATGCGCAACACCACTGCGCGCCCTGTCGTGGTGTCCATCATGCCGAACAAAGACCTGGCGTTCGGCTCTACCCCTGACGGCATCTATGTGATTGACGGCGAGTATTACACCCAACCGGTCACCTTGGCAGCAGACGCGGATACGCCGCTTTTGCCGACCAGGTTCCACATGGCTATTGTGTACCGATCGATGATGTACTACGCCGGTTATGAGGCCGCTCCTGAAGTCATGGCGCGTGGTGACTTTGAGTACCGACGCTTGTACTCTCGCATGGAGATCGACCAGCTTCCTACGCTGATCAGCGGACCACCTTTGGCATAAGGAACCGCCATGGCTTCTTCAGGTTACCCCCAGGTCCGTTACGACATCATCCGCATGGCTGGTGGCCTGGACCTGGTAACTCCGACCCTCTCATTACCACCGGGTGTGGCGCGAGACTCAATTAACTTTGAAGCATCTATCACCGGGGGCTACACCCGAATTGCCGGGTATGAGCGATTAGATGGACGCCCAAATCCATCGGACGCCATCTACAGCGTCATTACGGTTAACCTTAGCGCAACGGTCAATGTCGGCGACACCATTGTCGGGGTCACGTCAGCAGCAACCGGCTACGTCATAGTAGCCAGTGCTACCCAGCTAGTTTTTACCTTTGCCACTGGTACTTTTGTTGTCAACGAAACCCTGACGGTAAGCGCGGTTCCAAAGGGTACGTTTACTGCGTTTGGCTCTGCCAGTACAACTACCAGCAAGCAGGCAGCCGAATATACAAATTTGGCAGCCGACGCTTACCGGGCCAACATAACGGTTGTACCAGGCTCTGGCGCTATTTGCGGCGTGGTCTATTACAACGACGTCGTGTACGCCTGGCGCAACAACAGCGCTGGCACGGCCATGGCGATTTACAAGTCCACGACCAGTGGCTGGACCCTGGTGCCCCTGGGCTACGAAATGCCTTTTAATACCGGGTCAATTGAAATTGCTGAAGGCAACATTGTTGTCGGCCAAACCAGCGGTGCTACCGCCACGGTTACGCGGGTTGTTTTAAGCTCAGGCATTTGGACCAGCTCTACCGCAGCAGGATATTTATATTTTGCTTCTTTTACCGGTAGTTTTAGCGCAGGCGAAAACCTTCGTGTTAGTGGAACTCCCTACGCCGTGGTAGGCGCTACGGGCGCAGCAGCGATTACTTTGAACCCTAATGGCCGCGTTGAGACAACGATGGGCAATTTCGGAGGCAACAGCAACCAGACCCGCGTGTATGGCGTTGACGGCGTAAATAAAGGGTTTGAGTTTGACGGCATTGTTTATGTGCCTTTGCGAACAGGCATGACAACAGATGTACCAAACAAAGTGGCTTTTCACAAACAGCATTTGTTCTTTGCGTACAACCAGTCAGTCCAGTTTTCGTCTTTGGGTCTCCCCTATCAATGGAATCCCGTACTTGGCGCGGGCGAGATAGCGCTGACAAACAACGTCACCAACTATCTAGTCCAGCCTGGCGATCAGTCAACCGGTGCAATGGCAATCTACACGGACAGCGATACCTACATTTTGTACGGCACAAGCTCGGCCAATTGGAACTTGGTGTCATACAACGTGGGCACCGGGGCCAAACCCTACACCGCGCAGAACATGGCCCAGAGCTATGTGTTTGACGACCGTGGCGTAATCAACCTCCAGACGACATTAAATTACGGCAACTTTGATTCAGCAGCCCTGACTTTAAACATTCGCCCGTTTATTCAACAGAGGCGCAACCTGGCCACCGGCAGCAGCTTAAACCGCGAGAAGGCCCAGTACCGCGTTTTTTTCAGCGACGGGTATGGCCTGTACCTGACCGTATCAAACAACAATTTGATTGGCGTGATGCCGGTCCAGTTTCCAAATGCGGTTAACGTGGTCTGCGAAGGTGAGTCGCCTGACGGCGCCGAGACTACGTTCTTTGGCTCAACCAACGGGTATGTGTACCGACTGGATGCAGGCACGTCTTTTGACGGTGCATCGATTGCGGCCAACGTCACGTTGGTGTTTAACGCAATCAAAAGTCCGCGTATTTTGAAACGGTATCGCAAAGGCTCTTTGGAAATTACCGGCACAAGCTACGCTGAATTCACCTTCAGCTATGACCTGGGTTACTCCACAACTGAAATTGGCCAAAGCAGCGGGTTTTCTTACTCAAGCAACTTAGTTTCCAGTTTTTGGGATTCAATTTATTGGGACGATTTTGTTTGGGATGGCCGCACGCTTGTGCCATCCGAGGTGGAGATAGTTGGCACCGCCGAAAATATTGCAGTGCAGATTGCGTCGGACTCTGACATCTACCAACCGTTCACAGTTAATTCCACTATTTTGCACTACAGCATGCGCAGAGGACTTCGATGAGCAATTCTTTTTACACACACGGCTCTTTCCCGTCGATTGGCTCGGCTGCTACGTCGGCGTCAATGCGGGCTGAGCTGGACCTAATCACCGTTGGCTTTGATAAGCTGCCCACGCTGTCGGGTAACGCAAATCTGTTTGTCGTGATCAACAGCGCCGGAACGGCGCTAACGCAAACATCGACGCTGCCTCCTGCCACGTTTACTGACACAGGCTTCACCATCCAAGATGACAGCGACAACACGCGAAAATTTCAGTTTAATGCAGGCACGGTTTCGACAGCCACAACCCGCGTCTACTCGGTGCCTGACGCCAACACAACCTTGGTTGGCACTGACACCACCCAGACCCTGACCAACAAGACCTTGGGTGCCTTTACGATCAGCGGCACGGTCTCCGGTGGCGGCAACCAGGTTAACAACGTAGTCATCGGCACGACCACACCTTTGGCCGGAACGTTTACTACTGTAACGGCAACAACCGGCATCTTTGGGGGAACATTCTAATGGCGGCTACAAGCTACACACCCATCTCGCTGTACTACAGCACAACGGCGGCGACAGCCCCATTAGCGGCAAATTTAATCGCAGGTGAGCTTGCTCTAAACACTCTAGACGAGAAACTGTACTTTAAAAACAGTGCAGGCACAGTCAAGCTACTGGCCTCCAACGCATCATCCAGTGCTACCGTTTCTTCAGTAGCGCAGTCATTCACTGGTGGCATCGTTTCTGTTGGCGGCTCTCCCATTACAACATCAGGAACCTTGGCTCTGACTGTGGCTGGAACATCTGGAGGCATTCCATACTTCTCCAGTGATACTACCTGGGCCACCTCTGCCGCTCTTGCTGCAAGTGCAATTGTCCTTGGCGGGGGCGCAGGAGCAGCCCCAGCTACCACCACTACCGGCACTGGCGTGGTGACCGCACTTGGCATAAACACTGGGACCGCTGGCGCTTTTGTTGTCAATGGTGGGGCCTTGGGTACACCATCCAGCGGCACGCTTACTAGTGCTACGGGCTTGCCCTTAACCACAGGCGTAACGGGAACGCTAGGTGCTGCAAACGGCGGCACAGGAGTAGCAAACAATGCGGCAATGACTGTCACAGGTTCAGGCAACTTTGCATACACACGAACGCTGACAGGGGCAACAAACGTCACGTTCCCCACAACTGGAACATTAGCAACGCTTGCTGGGTCTGAAGCATTCACCAACAAGACGCTGACCAACCCCACTGTTACTAACTATGTTGAGACTGTTGTTGCAATTGGCAACTCAAGCACATCACAAACACTTGCATTGACCAACGGCACTGTGCAGACAGTAACCATGACGGGTAACTGCACGTTCACAATGCCCACGGCGACGGCTGGCAAGTCTTTTGTTTTAATCGTTAGTACAGGTGCTGGTGGTTTTACAGGGACGTTTACCAGTGTTAAATGGCCTAGTAATGCAGCACCTACATTGACTACGACAGCAACCCGTTGGGACATTCTGACGTTCTTTGCTGACGGCACTAACTGGTACGGTACTTTTGCACAGGCGTTCCAATAATGTTTGCTTCTAAAGACCTGTTCTTCACCCGTCCTAGCGGCTATCAAATCAGCCGCAGTGTGCGGTTGCGTTCTAGTGCTACTGCTTACTTCAATAGGACTCCCGCAAGCGCAACTAATCAAAAAACTTGGACATGGAGTGGGTGGGTTAAACGTGGCGCATTAGGCGCAAATATGCAGTTGTTTGGTGCTGACTCGACTACGGGTGGTGGTTCTGTTCCACGCACCCAGTTACAAATTACCAGTTCAGACCAACTTGATTTCAGCAACAACGTAACGGGTTCTTTGTGGGTTGATTTAATATCAACACCTGTTTATCGTGACCCTTCTGCTTGGTATCACGTTGTATGTGCAGTTGATACAACTCAAGCAACCGCAGCTAACAGAGTAAAGCTTTACATCAACGGATCGCAAATTACGGCTTTTGGTACAGCGGGTTATCCAGCACAAAACGACAACACGGCAATCAATACCACTGGCCCTCATAACATTGGGCGCTATCAAAACAACGCCACTCAATATTTCGATGGCTATTTAACGGAAACTTATTTTGTTGACGGTCAAGCCCTAACCCCATCTTCATTTGGTCAATACAACGCTAATGGCGTATGGTCACCTATCAAGTACGCAGGAACATACGGTACTAACGGGTTCTACCTTAACTTCAGCGATAACAGTGCAGCAACTGCCACAACCATAGGTAAGGACAACAGCGGTAACGGTAACAACTGGACACCCAACAACATTAGCGTGACTGCTGGTGTGACGTATGACTCCATGATAGATGTGCCTACGCTATATGCAGATGGCGGTAATGGACGGGGGAATTATGCTGTTTTGAATCCGTTAGAAAATGTAAATACTACATACATGGGTTTTCAAAACGGTAACCTTCGTGCCAGTATGGGAACAGGCGCACCAACAATGTGTTGGTCAACTGTAGTAATGCCGACTAATAAATGGTATTGGGAAATTACTATTACTACAGTTTCTAACGGAATAGCGGTAGGCATTAGTTATGGCTCAAATACTACGGCAGATGGAAATACTAAAGGAATTACTTACGCCTTTAATGGTAACAAACGTGTTTTAACGGTTGACTCAGCTTATGGAGCCACATACACAACTGGTGACGTAATTGGAATTGCAGTTGATAAGGCGGCAAGCACTGTTACGTTTTATAAAAATAATGCAAGTCAAGGTGCAATTAGCGATGCCACTATTGCTACGCAAAATTATCGTGCAATGATTCACAACAATACAAGTAGTGGTGGTAGTCTTTGTGATATTAACTTTGGTCAACGCCCATTCACCTACACACCACCCACAGGCTTTGTAGCACTTAACACGCAGAACCTGTCTACGCCTACGATTGCAAATGGTGCAGCGTATATGGCTGCTACGTTGTATACAGGTAATGGTTCAACGCAGAGTATTACAAACACAGTTAATGGAATATCTTTTCAGCCTGACTTGGTTTGGTATAAAGATAGAAGTGTTGCCAGAGACCATTCTTTATTTGATTTAATCAGAGGCACATCACAAGGTTTGTCATCTAATCTTACCAATGCTGAAAACACCTATTCTGGAGTTACTGCTTTTAATAGCAATGGTTTTAGCCTTGGTAGTAGTATCAATGGAAATGCAAGTACAGAAACTTATGTGGGCTGGCAATGGAAAGCAGGTGGCACATCCTCATCCAACACCAGCGGCTCTATCACATCAACGGTAAGCGCGGGTGCTACGCAAGGCTTTAGCGTGGTGACGTTTACTGCGCCAGCATCAGGAGCATTTACTTTTGGGCATGGTTTGGGGGTTACCCCGTCAATGTTTATTTTGAAAGACCGAACAAACGCTGGTACTGCTTGGGGAGTTTGGCATAAATCTTTATCCAATTTAGCACAATCTTATTTGCAATTAAATAGCACTAATGCCGTTGCATCAAATGCAACTATTTGGAACAATACTGCTCCAACATCAACTGTTATTAGTACACAATCAGGTCAAGTTGTTTTAGGTTCTGCAAATAGCGTTGCCTACTGCTTCAGCGAAGTCGCAGGCTATTCAGCCTTTGGCTCATACACAGGCAATGGGTCTGCTGACGGGCCATTTGTGCACCTTGGATTTAGACCACGTTGGATCATGTGGAAATGCACAACAACTGGAGCAACTGATTGGGATATATATGACACATCTCGTGATAATTACAACGCGGCAAATCATAGGTTAATACCAGATACAAGTGGTGCAGAACAAACTCTTTCACCTGCTACTTTTGATATTTTGTCTAATGGATTTAAATTAAGATATAACTACGCTTCTTCAAACAATTCGGGTGATACATATATCTACGCAGCTTTCGCCGAAAACCCATTCAAATATTCTCTTGCGAGGTAACCCATGTTTAAACACAACGACACCACAATCCCACTCGACACTCCATTCACTATTGATGGAACGTCCTATCCAGCCAACTGGCTACGCTTGACCTCTATTGAGGAGAAGAACGCCGTGGGTATCGTCGAGGTGGCAGATGTCACCACAACCTATGATGACCGCTTTTATTGGGGCATAGACAATCCCAAAGACCTAGACGGACTCAAAGCTACTTGGACAGCCCAAATCAAGGACATGGCTAACAAGCTGCTTGGTCAAACCGATTGGATGGTCATACGCAAGGTAGAACGCAGCGTAGACATTCCTGCTGACACTGTGACCTATCGTGCTGCTGTGATCGCAGAATGCACCCGTTTAAGCTCTGCAATTGCTACTGCTGATGTACCTACATTGATTACAGTTGTAACCACTCAGAACTGGCCCACACTATGAACACGCCCGAAACTATTGATCCGATCCGATATGGAGTCCTCTGGCAAAAGGTCCAGGACTATGAACGTCGATTCGACGAGATGAGCGCCAAGATCGACAAAATGGAGGGGTCCATCGAAACGCTAGTTGCCATGGCCAACCAGGGCAAAGGCGGTTTCTGGATGGGCATGGTCATCGTGTCCGCGATCGGCAGCGTCATCGGTTACTTCGCCCACATGATGGGAAAAAGTTGAAATGGTTGATCACCATCGTATTGATCGCCGTACCGCAAAACCAGTGGGTTTGCGTGCGGTGGGCTTGGACGGGGGACGTATTTAACCGGACTGTGTACTGCCTGGAGTGGCGAAAGGTTGAAAAGTGATAGACCCCATTACGGCCTTCGCAGCAGCCCAGGCGGCAGTCAAGGGGGTTAAGGCAGCCATTGCCCTGGGCAAAGACATCCAGGCCGTCTCTGGCGACATGATGAAGTTCTTTGAGGCCAAGGATGTGGTGCAAAAAGCCGCATCCAAACCCAAGAGCAGCTTTGCCAAATCCGACACGGCCCAAGCGTTTGAGATAGTGATGCAGGCCAAGATGCTCAACGATGCTGAGCGGGAACTAAACAATTACATGGTGATGAGCGGCAACGCCGATCTGTGGCAGCAGCTACTGGTCGAACGCAACCGGATCATCCAGCAGCGCAAGGTCGAGGAAATTCTGGCCGAGAACAAAGCCAAGAAAAGCAAAGAGGACTTGGACGAATTGCTGACCTGGCTGATAGCCGGTGCCCTGGTCCTGCTATTGCTGGGGCTTCTTTTTTGGTGGTTAACACTTTTGATGGAAAAATAGATGAACGACATCAAATCAAAACTTACGTTCTTTGTGACCCTAATGGTCAGTTTCACCTTGTGCGTTGTAGTAATTGGAATGGTCGGTGTGCTAATGGCTGGTCTGTTCAACCCCATTGTGGACAATGCCGAAATCTTTAAACTCATATCCCCCGCATTTCAAACCATTGTTGGTGGCTTCATTGGGCTGCTGGCTGGCGTAAAACTTTCCCATAGTGAAGATGCTCCCCCCTGCAAAAAGGACTAAACCATGCTTACCATCCTATCAACTCTGATCTCATTCCTAATGGGCGGCTTGCCCAAGCTGCTGGATTTCTTTCAAGACCGCAACGATAAGAAGCACGAACTTGCCCTGGCTCAGCTCCAGATAGAACGTGAGCTGGAGCTGCGCAAGGCTGGCTTCGAGGCCCAAGAACGAATAGAGCAAATACACAGCGCCCAGCTAGAGTTAGAAACCAAGGCCAAGTCTGAAGAGAACCTGGTCAGCGCACAGGTGGCTGAGATGAACGCCATTTATAAGCACGACGAAAGCCTGAACGATGGCACCAGCCAGTGGATGAAGAACCTACGTGCCGGTGTGCGCAGCTTTATCACACTAGGCTTTTTCTTTCTGCTGGTGTTTGTGGATGCCGGGCTGTTCATGTACGGCTGGAACCGTGGCATCGAGTTTCCCCAACTGGCTGAGAAACTGTGGGATAGCAACACGCAAGCTCTTTTTGCCAGCATCATTGCATTCCACTTTGGTGGACGAGCTTTTGGTAAATGAAAACCTCAAACAAAGCCCTTGGGATCATTAAGCACCACGAAGGCACCAGGACGCGTGCTTACCGGTGCCCAGCCAAGCTCTGGACCATAGGGGTAGGCCATGTGCTTTACCCCGAGCAAGGCCGGTTAAAGTTGGAGGAGCGGGACGCTTTCCCGCTTCGGCCAGAAGATAACCGCCAATTCACCATGGAAGAAGTAAATGGAATTCTTGCAGCCGATCTTGAGCGATTTGAACGCGGGGTGGAACGGTTCTGTCCTGTCCCTCTTACACAGGGTATGTTTGATGGGCTTGTTAGCTTTTCATTTAACTGCGGCCTTGGGACACTCCAGCGTAGTACGCTTCGCCAGAAACTGCTACGGGGCGATAAGGAAGGCGCTGCTGCGGAATTTGCCAAATACTGTATGGCCGGGGGCAAGCCGCTGAAAGGTTTGCAAAACCGCCGGATTGACGAGCGCGCCCTGTTCCTGGGTTAAATTGACCGGGGCCGGGGATTGACATAAAATCTTTGCGGGGGCAGTGCGCCCGCAGAAAGCCGCCTGATAGCGGCTTTTTTTACATGTGGAGCAACAATGGCTACAACAAACCCTTTCGACGTAGGCAACATTAACGCCCCGGCGAACCAGGCCCAAACTTTCCAGGCCGTTACGTCTCAGGTGGACAAGCCGACAGAGACAGTGTCTGGCCAGCTTCAGGGCATCATGGCCCAGGACAACCCGTTGATGCAGCAGGCCCGCACTCAGGCGACCCAGGGCATGGCCGCACGCGGCCTGGTCAACAGCTCTATCAATCAGGGTGCCGGTGTCGCAGCCATGTTGGACCGCGCTATTCCTATTGCCACTGCTGACGCAAATACATTTTCCAACCGCGCCCTCACAAACACCAACAATCAAAACACCGTTGGTATGAGCAACACGCAAGCGGCAAATCAGTTTGGCCTGCTGGGCAATCAGCAAGCATTTACCGCTGACCAAACACAGGTCACTCAAAACTTCCAGGCTGCCCAATCGCAACTGGACCGCGCGCAGCAAACAGCTCTTACGGACAAGAGCGTGGAAGCCACGGCCAACCTGGCCAAGGCTCAGCAGAATTTTGATGCTGCCCAGAATTCGCTTAGCCGCGAACAGCAAACATCAATACAAACAGGGCAACAGACATTTGCCGGTACTCAAGCCGCGCTTGACCGTGCTAATCAAGTGGCTTTGGCTGATAAGAGTATTGCTGCTACGACGGCTTTAGAAACCGCAAGACAAAATTTTGTTAGCAGCCAAGCCGAGCTTGACCGTACTCAACAAACAGATATTCAAACCAACGCAAACGTGGCTCGGATGAAAGAACTGGGCTTTCAGTACGACCAAGATAAAGCAAAAATCCCAGCGGCGTTTGCGGCCCAGCTCAGTAACACTACGATGCTGGGCGTCGAATCGATTCGGGCTTCTACTTTGACTTCGGCAGCTCAAACCACGGCTATCACCAATTTGATAAGTTACGCAAATGCCCAGATTACTTGGGCCAATAAGTTTTACGGGGCTAACGTCCCTCCGCTTACACCATGATCTACAGAAAAGCCAAGCCCCAGGATGTCCCGGCTATCGTAGAGATAGCGGTGATCTCCGTGTCGAACAACCCTTTGCCGGTCAACATTGACCGCGAAGCAATGGCGCGCATGGCCAACGCCTGTATCAACCCAGCGCACTTTGCCTGGGTCGCAGAAGACGAAGATGGCAAAGTGGTAGCAGTGTTTGGAGCTTGTGTACAGAAAAGTTTTTGGTACGACAAGATGCAGTGCTCGGTGCTTTTGTACTACTCCCTGGTCAAGGGCGCTGGCGTCAAATTGATCCGTGAATTTGCCAAATGGATTAAGAGCCGGTCTGCAATCAAAGTGGCTGTGCTTAGTTTGGAACCAAATGCAGACCCGCGTTTAGTCCGCTTTTTAAAACACCTTGGTTTTTCCAGGGAAACCGTAACCCTTTCATACGTAAGAGGAATTTAATCATGTCAAAAGTAGTCCAAGGAATCGGCGACGCTATTGGCGACGTCGTCAAAGGTGCCATAAACGTCGTCAAAAACGTGGCTGACGGAGTTGGTGATTTGGCCAGAGGAATCGCCAATTCGCCCATTGGTAAAGCCATCCTGATCGCTGGCGCTATTTACTTTGGAGGTGCGGCGCTGGCCGGGGGCTTTGGGCAAGCGGCGGGCGGAGGAAGTTTCTTATCAGGCATGGGGACCGGTGTGGCCAGTGCGGCGGAAACGCTTTCTAGCGCTTGGTCTTCCACCTTGGCCGGTAATTTTGGCGAAGCAGCCAGTGGTATTGGTAACTCTTTTGGTACTGCTTATACGGCTGGTGGCAATTCCGCAGCTATGACACAAGCGCTTCAAAGTGGCGCTGGTGCCGCTCTAACCCCCAGTGGCGCAACCATTCCTGGCGCTTCTTCTTCTAACGTTGCTGCCCTTGGGGATACCCAGGTCGCGGCGGCTGCCCCCACCGCTGGCACGGGGCTAACTGCGGGCGGCAGTACCAGTCAAGGACTGATAACCAATGGCATGAGCGCCGCCGGGGATGTTGGCCTTGGCAGCAGCGTAAACCCTTACGCTCTTGTCCAACCGGGGGCAGCCAACGCCTTACCCGCAGCAGGCGCGCTTCCAGGCGTAGCCCCAGCCGCAGCCCCGTCATGGTGGGCCTCCCTAGACCCATCTTTGAAAGCGGCCACTATTATGACCGGCGCTCAAGTGGGCGGTAGCTTGGTTGCAGGCATGGGCGCGGCAAGTGCCGCCGAAGATGAGCGCAAATACAACGACGAAAAAGCGGCTGAAATCCGTGCGCGTGCAGAAGAAGGCAGGGGCACAATTCAAGATTTTTCCGAATTGCGAAGAATTGCTGCGGCAACACCGTACACGGGAAGTGGTTGGAACCCGTCAGCAGCAGCCGACAAGATTATTAGCGACTACTACATTCGTAGTGCCGCAAACAAACAGCCCGCCGGAATAGTTAACAAATATATGTTACCTAGCCAAGGCTAATAAACGAAAGGATTTATCATGGCTCAACAAATGCCTGCGGGCGATCAATCACAACCGGTTGATGAAAACAACCCGGCTTTTTTGCGGGCACTTAAATTTGCCATGCGCGTGCTTTATGAAAAAAAGGCAGCCGGTGATGTAGCTCAACAATTGCGCGTAGCAACGGATAAAACCGAAGCCCTGGGCAACATTGCTTACGAAATCACTAGCACGGTCGATGAGCGCACTGAAGGCACCGTGCCGCGTGAGCTGATTGGTTTGTTGGCAATGGCAATTCTGAAAGAAGTGATTGACATCGGTCAAGCAGCCAAAATGGATATCACTCCACAAAACGCGGCTGGCGCATTCAAGAACATGCTCTTGCGCTATTTAGGCGAGAACGGCGTGGACACCAGCCAGCTTCAACAGGGGATGGATAAGATAGACCCAGCGGTCTTTTCCCAAGGAGCATAACTATGGCATCAGGCGGCGCACCTCGGCCCCAGTTAACGCTGCAACGCGGTCAAACTCGGCGGTCAGCCCCCGCAAAGGCGGCCCCCGAGCCAACTGGCTGGGCCGCAACTCCAAATTTTAATAGAGAGCGTGCTGCTGCTGCTGCAACTCCGTACACAGGAATGAACTGGAACCCTAAAAAAGATGCTGATGTTATGGTTGCCGAATACCGCAAACCACGGCCAGCGCCAACCGGTCTCATCAATAAGTACAGATAAGAAACAAAGGAATTTATTATGGCAGGCCAAGGTTTAATCTGGGCCAGTGTTGGGCAAGGGATTGCCAACTCCGGTTCCACTGTGGGCAGTTTTCTCTTGCGCGCTCAGGAGCGCGAGGCCGACCGCGATTACCGCGATAAGCTAGAACAGGACAGGCGCGAGTATCGGGCTGAGCAAGACGCACTTTACAAGCGTACAGCCGCCCAGCAGATGGAAGGGCGCGCTGGCGCTGGCAAGGACCAGGGTGTTCAGATAGAAGACCTCGCCCCTGGCGGCAGAGCCGCGAACATGGCTGCCAATACACTTGGGTATTCAGAAGACGACTACAACAAGTTTTATAAAGCTAATAAGACTGGCGACCTAAGTGAGTTTGCACGACCAATTGGTAAAACGCTTGATGATACGTATGGCGTGCAAACTGTGACGGAAGTACCCCAGGCTTTGAAAGAAGAGTTTGCTTTAAAAAGAAAAGAGCTGGGCAGACTCCAAGAAGTTTATGCGCTCAAAAAGGATTACAAAGAAGTAATGCAAGGTCGCCAAGCTGGCTTTGAGATTGACGTTGGCCAAGGCGTCTTAGGTGGCACTATCCCATTGGACAAAGGCGCTGGCGCGGTTGGGGCCTCACAAGGCAAACCCGTGTACGATGTCAAAGACGGCACGGCGATCAACCAGTACACCGGCAAAAACGAGGCCACGGCTGTGGGTGGTTCAATGATCACCGAGAACCTGGCAAAAGCAAGCGAGGCCACAGCCAAAGCTGGTGGAATTAATTTCAAAACTGGCGTTGGTCAAGGCGTCCTAGCTGGCACTACCCCATTGGGCACAGGCGCTGGCGCGGTTGCGGCCTCAGAAGGCAAACCCGTGTACGATGTCAAAGACGGCACGGCGATCAACCAGTACTCCGGCAGCAACTCGGCCACGGCTGTGGGTGGTTCAATGATCAGCGAGAACCTGGCACAAGCTGGCGAGGCCGCAGCCAAAGGGACTAAAGCCACGGCTGATGCTGGCCTAGTTAATTTCAAAACTGGCGTTGGCCAAGGCGTCTTATCTGGCGCTACCAAAATGGGCATAGGCTCCGGCGCGGTTGCGGCAGCAGAAGGCAAGCCGATTATCAACATCGAAGGCGGTGAAAAATACAACCAGTACCTTGGCGAGAGCTCTACCACACCCCTGGGCAGATCGCAGATTGATGAGAACAAGGCACAGGCTGGCCAGGCTGGCGCGTTGGCTAGGAAGTACGGCAAAGACATTGAAAAAATCGACGCTGAAATTAAAGGTGGATCACTTAGCGATAAAAGCACTGAAAAACTTAGTACCGTTATCAACGCTTCCAATGCGACGATTAAATCGCTTATAGATAATGGCAAGGGAAGTACGAAAGAATCCCAAGCCGCCTGGCAAAAGAGCATGGATGACGCCGTGGCGGTACGCGACCAGGCTCTAGCATTGCAGCGGGGCGCTTTGGAAGCTAAGAAACCACCCCCTGCGCCAGCGCCTGTGCCCAAGGGGGTAGTGCCAGCGGGAAGTTTGCCTGAGCCTAAATCGGCGGCAGACCTTGCAAAGCTAAAGAGCGGTACGCGATACAAAGCACCTGACGGTTCCATCCGCACAAAAGGTTAAATCTCATGGCAAAAAACTGGTGGGAAAACGATGCTGTTGTTGAAGCTCCAAACGAAAAGTGGTGGGAGCAAGACGCCGTTGTATCGCAGCCCCAAGGGCGGCGCGACGTCACCCCGTTTAAGGTAGACGTCCAGCAACCGCGCCCGGCCCCGGTGCGCCAGGCCGCAGCCCCGCAACAGGTCTCTGCGGACTACAGCCCAAGCGGCGATGACTTTGGCTCGGCCATCATGGCCGCTGCTGCGCCCACCAACCCCAACGCGCCAGGCTTGATCTCCCGCATCGGATCATTTTTAAAGCCGGAACCCAAAAGCGTTTTAGAAAACTACCAGCCTTCGCCTCAAGAGCGCCAGGCGGAAATCGACAAGCGACTGGCTGCGGGCGCAGGGCCAATCAGCAAACAAACTATGGCCACCGCCGATTTAGTGCGAAGCACTCGCGGCACTTCTCAGGCTGTCGCCAGCAAAGACGCCACAGTAAACCGCGTTGTCCAACTGCTTGACGAAAAGAAAGCTCCGGCAGAGTTAGCAAATTTATTTGAGCGGGCCAATGACCCCGCAGTTGCGCTTGGTGCTCAACAACAAAAAGCTAATGAATTTAGAACCGCTGGCGAATGGGCTGCTGATACTTTCTCTGGTCTGGGCCAAGGCGTAACAAGCTTAGTCCAGCTTCCAACCAATCTCATTGCGCCCGGCAGCAATCTGGGCGGCATTCTGCGTGACACGCAAAAAGAATTGCAAGCACAAGAATCCGACGTTCTAAAAGCTCAGCGTGCAGAGTTGTCAGCCCGAGTCAAAAACGAAGACGGGTTTCTTGGCAAATACTTTACAACCGTTGAAAGTTTGGTAACCAACCCAGCCCTTGGTTTGTCTGAGGCTGTTAAGCAGGTCCCCAACTTCCTGGCGGTTTTACGTTTAGCCCAATTAGGTGGGGCAGTTGCCGGGGGTTCTGTTGCTGCGGCTTCTCGGGTTAGCCCTACAGTGGCGCTTAGCGAGGCTATCAGCGGAGGCGCTATCCAAGCCGGGGCAAGAACCGCTGGAACATTTGCTGGAGGTTTTACTGCAAACGCAGTGATGACCAGCGGCGACGCCGCAGGCAATGTTTATGAGACGTTAACTGACCCAAAGAAAACGCCCACCAGTAATTGGGAACAAAATCCAGACTACCAAAAGTTGCTAGTTGAAAACCTGGTTAAACGCGGGCGAACTGAAGAGCAGGCCAGGGGTGAAATAGCTAAGGTGCGAGAGCTGTCCAAAGACTTGGACGCTATGGGCGATCTTAAAAACCTGCCCGGCTACAAAGATTACAAACTTGCGCAGAAAGAAGCAATCGACGAAATCGCAACAAGCAAAGCACGCCTAGCCGGGTTAATTGTTTTGCCGCTTGCTGCTTTTGGTTTTATGGGTGCCGAAGCCACCTTGGTCGCCAGGGGTGCTGGCAGAGGTTTAGCCGAGGCAGCAACGCCTAAAGGCGCGGCCAAAGTGTTTGCCAAAGAATTTTTTGGCGAACAGATTGAAGAGGGCGGGACACAGGCTGGCGGCAACATACTTATCCAAACTGTCAATCCTAAACAAGCCCTTTTGGAGGGTGTGCCCGAGGCTATGGGTACGGCTGCCGTTACATCAGCCCCATTTTCAGCCGCCGCTGTTGGCCAGCAAGTCCGTGATGCTTTGAATCGTCCGGCCCCGGCGGTCGACCTGGCGGCTGACGCCTACGCCCGCCGCGCCCTAGACGTGCAGTCATACGACGCCAACATCATCCGGCCTGACCAGACAGCCAAGGTCCAACGGGACCAGACTAACCTCCAGCAATCAACCACGGCAGACGCCGCAGCCGCAGCAGCGGATAGCCTGTCCGGTTCGTTAAACGAGCTTCTGGTGCCCTCAACGGCCATCACGCCCCTACCCCTTGAGCCAACCTTCCGAGTGGGCGAAATGACCCCTTCTGTGGGTCGCGCTGGGCCAGGGTTTGACGCAAGCGCCCTGACTCCCTCTGGCCGACTGATTGAGCCTGGCCTAGACCTGAGTATCCCGGCCACCGCTGGCCAAGTGGTTGAGCCGACTCTGGACCTGAACGCCCCAGCCGCTGAGATCAACCAGGCAACCGAGCAGCAGTTTGGTTTGGACAAGTTGCGCATCAACGCGCCCAGGCCGCAAAGCATCCAGGGCACGCCGGTCGCTGACCTGACAGACGATCAGCTCCAGGTAATCACTGGCGACGAGACCGTTGCCCCAATCTCTCGCCGCAGTGCAGCAATTGAGCTGACCGCACGCCAGGACGAAGCCGGTGCGTTTACCCAACGCGCCGCGCCGCAGGCCACCGGGGCACCGAGTACGGTATCCTACGCAGGTGAAACACTCGACACAAGCAGGACCTCGTTTGGCCTGGGCGACGCCCAAGGGCGGGTGTCTGACGCCCCTGTTACGGGAGCTGGAGCAACTGCCAGAGCCGAGCTTCAAGCCCGCCTGGACCGTGCCGCAGCAATCCATGGCGTGGCAGTCCCGACCCTTACCGCGCCTACTCCAGAAAACGAAGCAGCCGTAAGCATCGTTGCAGACGCCCTTGGTGGCGTCGGCTTGGTTAACAAAGTCGTGGCTTACTCAGACCCCGACGGGGCCGATGGGTTCGAGCTTGGCGGCGTCATCGCGGTCAACACCGAATCGCAAAAAGGCATAGCTCACACGTCTTGGCATGAGGGCTTCCATATTGCCGAGCGGATCGCTGCCGCTGATACGGCAGCCGGTCGCACCGATACACCGGCACAGCAATACGTCGCGTCCATCCACGGTTTGTTCGGTGAAATGTCCGATGAGGGCAAGCGCGCGTACATCAGCAATTTCCTAAACAAAGAAGAGCTGGATTCAATTCAAGACCCGGTCGCACGCGAAGCCCGCATCACCGAAATGCTGACCGAGCCGAAGACCCGTTCGGAGATGACGGCTGACTTCATGGGCAACCGTGCCACAGACAAGCGTTTCCTGGCCAGCTTGGCCAAGGCGGACCCCAAGGGCTTTGGCGATTTTGTGAAGAAGTGGATCGGCATCCTGGACGGAATGATCGCGCGTCTACGGGGCGTGCGTGCTCGGTCCAACCTGGAGTCGGTCAAAGTCGACAGCTACCTCAAAGACTTGAATCGGGCTAAAATGGTTGCGCGTGATGCCCTGGTGGCATACCGCAATGGCACGCTTCAACAGCTTGCACCAACCACCACGCCCCCGGCGATGAGCCTGCGGCAAGGAGAAATCAATGCACCGACCATCGGAACCCGGGGAAGTGAAAACCTACCAGGACCAACAGCGCAGGATCGACCAGGCTTTAGCGAAGATGGGGGCGGTCCGACCCCAACCTACGGAACCGCAAGAACAGGCGCGATCTCCGTTGTCGCCCGACACTACTCAACAACTCCCCGTCAGACGCTAAGTGGAGCCTACTATGGACAAGGACTCAAGGGGGCAGAACGTACTCGCCTGGACAGTAGCACTGATCCTCGACTTAAAAACCGCGTCTACTTCTATGTTGACCAAGGCGCGGGTATTCGCCCCGAATCCGGGGTCGGCGGGTACGCACACGAAACCAAGCTGGACAACATCTACGACCCACAGACTCGACTGATCAAACCGCAGGCCGACGCAAACGCGTTTGAGTCAGCGGTCATCAACGCAGGGTTTGACGGTTACATCGCGCCGTTTGGTAATGGCCAATCAGCAGTGGTGCTGCTGGGCCAAAAACACAAGGCCGTGCCTGTCAAGCAGATCGGCCAGCCCCGAGCCGCAGCTCTGCCAGCCGAGGCCGCGCCTACCACCCTCAAGAAGGGCCTGCTGACACGCGAGGCCAGCCAGGTCGACACCGGCAACATCCCCGGTTCGCGCATGCGCATGGGCACCCTGGAGATACCAGCGGGCCAGGTGGAAGCGGCCAACACCGAGATGACGCGCATCGGCAGCGAAATACGTTTTGCTAAAAGGCAAGCAGCCCCGGCTCGGGTTATGTTTGAGGTTGCACCTGACCCCAACAACCTTGATCTCAACACTCGCTGGGATGCGGTGCCCTTTGAGCGCAAGATCGAAATCAGCCAGCGCGTTGCCGCAAAGATCATGCCCCAGGTTTTCAGACTGGCCGGGGTCCGGGCTAAGATGACCACGCAGTTGGGCGGCTACCTTGAAAAAACAAGTCCTTCGTTTGCGGCGATTCTCCCAAGCACGGCATCCGCTGAGCAACTTATGGATGTTGCCCGGTTAGGTGGGTTTGGTTTAACCCAAGAAGAGATGATGGTTCTGGACTCCAAGCCTTTTGAGGGGTCTAGCCTAACGGGCCTGATTACGATCACGCTGCCCGAGAACATGCAAGACCAGGAATCGGTCCATTCGGTTTACCAAGCCATTCGGCAAGTGTCGCCTGAAAACATCAAAGGCCACACAACGGTTGGAAAAGAAATGGTTTTGGCCGTTCCTTCTGATAGGATGGCCGACCTTGTATCAAAAATACAAGGCGCTCTTGGCCGTCGCCCAGAAGGTTTTATTATTAATGCAGCCGAAGGCCAGAGCGCCTTTGTATCCAACAAGGAGTACGATTATGATTCTGAAAACGGGAACCTCACTCCCGAGCTTCTTGCAAAACGGACAGAAGCTCGTCGCATCCGTGAAGAAGCCAGTGCCGCAATCGAAGCCGAACTTGCAGCCGACGAAAGCTCCGACGGACGCAAAATAAACACGGGCGTTTACCGCGCCGTTGCTGAGGCTTTTAACCTGACCCAGGTGGAATACGACGCCACCGCCCTGCCCTTGATGTTGGGGGGAACCGGCAATAAAACTTTCCGCGCTCCCAAAATTGGCGGCATTCCCGAGGTCGTGCAGTGGTTGACTAACAGGCGTTTGGAATCTGGTCTGCCGATTCTTAATTTAAACAAAGCCCAAGACCGCACAACCCTGGCCAAACTAATGGCTTCTGAGGCTGTGGCGGCCATCCGCAGTGCGGGCAACGCCGTCGAATGGTACGACGAGACTGTTGAAAAAATGCTACGGATCATGGCGGTTAAATACCCAGAGCTAAACACGGACCCAAATGCACGCAATGCATTTTTGATAGCTGTTGCTATTTCGTCACAGACGATGGATGTCGAAGCCAATCTGACCTTTGCGTCTAGCCAGTACGAGGCTTACCGCACAACAGGCAAATTCCCTGAAATTGGCCAAGGCAAATCTATTCCGGCTATGACCAAGAATTTTGCTTTGGCCAACAGAGTGATGGCCGATATGGGTCCCGATTTGTTGCGCCGGTTCCTGCAAACAGAATTCACCAAGCGAGAGCTGGAGACTGTTGGCTTTCCAATTGGTGGTGAGTCGATGGATGAAAAAATACTTGGCTCTGCCATCTTTGGCCCCAAGATTGGTTTTGGTTTCTATAGCAACCTGACCGGCAACTTTGAGCCAATTACCATGGACATGTGGTTCATGCGTTTGGTTGGCCGTCTAACCGGAACCTTGCCAGCGTTTGATCCAGTGCTGTTCCCCAAGCAAGTGGCCAAGCTGCGCGCCGCCCTGGCCGAAACCGGCCCAGCCGAGATCGGCGTCTACGCTGCCCAGTTTGACCCGGCTGCCGTCCAGGCCGCGATGGAGACTGATGAAGGGGCCATCGCCCTGGCCCGCCAGGTGAGCAGCCTGCACAACCGCCAATTCATCAAGCAGCGGGAGGCGTTTGACTCAGGCACCCGAATCAAAACTCCCCTGGTCGGCGCGGCTGGAGCTATACTAAAATCGGCTGACAAACCAACCGACGCGCCATCTAGTGGGGGTGAGCGCCAACGCTTGCGTGACGTAACTCGCCAGATGGTAGCTATGGTTGAGCAGCAGATTGGTAAGCGTGTGCCACCAGCGGCTTTGCAAGCGCTGGTCTGGTATCCAGAACAAGAACTCTATAAAAAGTTGGGTGTTGATCTTGCAGTCACTAGCCAAGACTACGCCGGGGCAGCAAAATTACTACTTACAAAAGAAGGTTTTGATGGAAAACAAATCGACACAGCAGCCCAATCTGGACCAGGACCAGCACGACAAGTGGCTGGAAAGCAGAACGCCAGAGCAGATGGACAGACTGGCCAGCCGACTAGGCCAACTGGCCCGCTCCAAGGAGCAGAGCGGGAATCTTTCATCCAAGCCCGGACTTCCCTCGAAGACGTCTTTGCGGGATTAGATAAACGCGGCTTGGCCAAGACCAACATGGAATCCATAGTTGCGCGACGAACAGATGCCGCTCAGATTAAGTACGTGCAAGAGAATTTCAACGACATCTTGATCCAGCTTGAGGATGCGGACAAGGTTAAGATCAATTGCAAATAAGGACCCAAGCCATGCTACCCAAGATGATCATCTCCGACGACTGCAAAAAGATGCTGGACGAAGCAATCCATTCCGAGCTGTACGCATCCAATCTGTACAAGCACATTGCCAATCAGCTCCAGCGAATCGGGTACTTTGGTGCAACCAAATTCTTTCTCAAAGAAAGCGCGGACGAGCTGGAGCATTACCAGCGCCACGTTGAATTTCAGAACGACGTAGGTACGGTGGCCAAGGTGCCCATGATTGAGGCGATGAATGACACCATCGAGACCCTCAGCGATGCCATCGAGACTGGGTACGAAACCGAGATGGAGTTGTACAACAGCTACAAGGAGTGGTACGGTCGGGCCTCTGACGATCCAGTGGTTCAACAATACCTTTTGCAATTCCTTGAAATCCAGCGCACCAGTGTCGGCGAGTACGGCGACCTGCTGGCGCGCATTGACCTTGTCGACCAAGACAAGGCTGGCACGCTCTTGATCGACCAAGAACTAGGCGGTTAAGCCATGGCGAAAGATTGCACGTACAGGTTTACCGACCGTGACGGCAAAGAGCGAGTCATCCAGGGCCAAGCCGCGTTCAAAGCCTACCTGGCCAGCGGTGGCCTGGAACACTTGCTGCCTAGCGCGCCTGTGGCGTTCAGCCGTGCGCAAGACCTGACCCCGGAACAAGTGCTCAAGCCTGAGACCATTGCAGCAGCCGAGGCCGCGATCGCCAAGTACAAGAAGGCCGAGCCGCCTGATCCCCTGACAAAGAAAGAACGCGCACACGGCAATAAGCTGTTGAAACCCCTGTACAAATCGGCTACCAGCAACAAACCGGAATTTGATAACACCCTGGATCGGATCGCCGACGAGGTTAACGGGTACGCCAAAAAGCCTGGTCTTAAAAAAGAGTACCGCGCAGTGACCAAGCTGGCCATCGAAAACGCGTGGGACGTTGAGACTATGAAGGACCTGCTGCGCGGCACCATCGCCGTTAGCACACCCGAGGATGCGCAGCGCGTGATCAACGCCATTGGCAAAGTCTACAAATTTGATCGTATTAAAAACCGATTGTCGATTGACCTGGTTGACAACAAAGGCAAGCCATTAAAGGGCGAACCGTTGTCCACCGGTTACCAGGATGTGCTGACCAACGTCGTATTGCCTGACGGCACTGTTGCTGAGATTCAGATCAGCACGCCCGAGATGCTGGCTGCTAAGCACCTGGGCCATGACATCTATGCGTTTGAACGCGAGATGCCAGACAGCCCAGTCAAGGCCAAGATGGTCGAGCTTCAGAAAAAGATTTATTCCGAAGGGGCAAACTTTGGCCGGGCAGCGAATGTTGCAAACACGCGCTCGAATTCAGCTTTGTCTACCGGATCACCTTTTTCCCGTACATCCGAGGGATTGCGCGGGGAGGCTTTCGGCACCCAGGCTGTGGCCGAGCGCCAGTCTGGCGAAACAGTCACGGGCACTTCGTTCCAGTCAAAGAACATTGTGCCGGGCGGAAGGGATTTGAAATCGAATGTCATTGGAACCTCCGCCCCTATTATAGCTGAAAGCATTGGTATCAACGTCAACCAGAATGGAGAAAACCGATACGCTGACAAAATAGTTGACGGGGAAAAGACACTTGAGACTAGGGCGTCTGACTCGCTCCGGCCATACGTCGGAAAACGGGTGTCGATTGTGCGCACAGGTGACGGCCCAGCCAAAGCAATTGGTGCGGTGACCATTGGTGAACCGATCCGGGTATCTACCCAAAAGCAATTTGACCAGTACCGCGATCAAACCCTGGTGCCTAAAGGCTCCAAGTTTGACATTGCTCCTGGCCAAGTCAAGTACATGTACCCCTTGGAAAACCCAGTCCGTTACGCAACTGAGCGCGATGTTGGTCTGGGTATTGTTGCCCGCAAAGTCGAGCCGCCAAGCAGGGCAGAGCAAAAGAATGCAGCGGCCAGTCGCGTAGAAGGTACAAGTGCAGAGCGATTCAAGCGCACGCCTGAGCTTCAGCAAGCCGTGGCCGACCTGCAAGCAGGCAATATCACCAGGGATGAGTACAACCGCATGGTTGACGAATCGCGACCGGTGTACCCCTACGCCGCCGTGCCCGACGTTACATCGCCCAAAGACGCCCGTTACGCCCTGGCCAATGGCCGTGGCCAGAGCGCAGAGAAGGCAGCCAAGTATGGCGTGCCGACCATGACCCTGATCAAGGGCGACTGGGCGCAGCTCCGATTGGACATCCCGTCCTACCAAGAGCACAACGCTTGGGTGGTCAGTGTGCATACACCCAAGTCAACCAATCGCGAAGTCCAGGCCGCATACGACGCTGGCCCGGTGGTGGGCTATGAGTCGGTGGCCGCTCTGACCGACGTCACCTTTGGCATGAACCAGAAAATGGCCGCGAGGATTGCTACTGGCACGGCCAAAGGCACCATTGCCACCATGCTTGGCAAATGGTCACCGATCAGCAAAGCGGACGCTAAGGCCCGCGCTGACGCGGCGCTGAACGATCCAGCCTGGACCCAGGTCGGCATGGACCCGTTCCGCCACAGCTACTTCTACGACCGCGACACCATGCGCCCCGTGCTGGCCGCAGACGAAGTGATCCAGATCGGCCCCCTGGTCCTGGCCAAGAACGTGACCTTCGGCCAAGAGGCAGACATCACTGGCGCGCCTATTGCGTTTAGTGAAAAGCAAACTAACCTACCGGTAGATGCCAAACTGGAACAATGGGCCGATTCCATATTTAAGGGACGCGGCAACATAACTGAATCAAAAATCTTGTCGGACCGACTGCCGCATCCGTCGCTCTCCATGGGGCCGGGAGTTCCGTTGGGCGACCGCCAGATGGTGGTGCTTGACGGCCATGCCCTGGACCACGCAGCCAAGCACGTTGAAGAGGGCATCACCGCTCGCATGATTGGCCAGCTTCCCGCTGCGCTCAAGGACCCACGGATGGTGACATTCCAGGGACCGGGCCAGGCTTTGGTGGTGCTGCCTTTGCGGGCCACCAACGGCGCTCCAATTGTGGTGGCGTTGAAGAAGGAGGAGGTCAAGGGCGGGGGCACTACGCTGAAAGTCACACGCTTTGCGACCACGTACCCGTTGGAAAATTCCGCGTCTTACATCGTGCGCGAAATGAGAAAAGGCAACCGAGTGTGGTTGCCTGGAGAAGAGGTTTCACGGCTCCGTGATTTACTTGGAAGGTTCAATACCACACAAGGTACTGGCCAAGGCCAGCAGCTCACCAATACACTAGCGCTTCCTCTTGCGAGGGGTGGCAACCAAGCCGTGAAGGACTTCAGTGTACTCTCTGACGCCGCTCTTGCCAAGAAGCAGGCCAACGAAAAAGGCTGGGAGCGTGAAACTGAGACGGTTTCTGTGCCAAATGATGCAGAAAAACAACTGCAAGGCATTGCGTTTGCCAAGCGCCAACCAATGGGCAAAGAGACTGAGGGTTGGCTGCTCAGCCGTGATGAGCTGGGCCGCTTCCGTTTCGGTGCCGGTGCCAAGGCATACCGATACGCAGCGGACGTGGCCAACGCGGTCCTGGACGTGGTCGGCATGAAGCCGGTCAGCCCAGAGCTGTCCCGTGCGATGCGCAAGATGCGCATGGAAATTGACAAGGCGCAGAACCTGACGGTCGAAGTTGCCAAGACCATGAAGGACCTGCCGGATCAAGAGCGCCAGATGATCAGCGATGTGATCGAAGGCGAACTCAAGCGCGGTGCCAAGCCACCCAAGCGAGTGCTGGAGATCGCAGCGTCTATGCAGGACATCATGTCCGAGCAATCGGCAGAGCTGGTGCGCCTGGGCATGCTTTCCAAAGACGCCGCTGGCCGCTGGGACGGCAAGTACCTGCCGCGCTTCTACGAACAGAAGTTAGGCGACGAAGCCAAAGCCTGGATGAAGGCAGTCAAGGGATTGCTGGGCCGCAAGCAAACCATGCAAGGCATCAAGGGCAGCAGCCTCAAGGCACGCGGCATGTTCGAGACCGTTCCCGTCGCTGACCTGGCAGACTGGGAAGCCAAGGGCTGGGCAGTGCGCGACGCTACCTACGATCCAGCAGTCGATACCGAAATCACTGTGTGGCGCGACTACAGCAGAACAGAGCGAGACGACATGGGCGAAATTCGCGATGCCATGTTCCGCTTTGTCATGGGCTACAACAAGAGCCAGCGCGACATCGCACTGGGCCGCTTGTATGAAAACCTGGCCGCGACTTACGCAAGCAAGACGGAACAACCGGGCTATGTCCAGGTGCCCGCGACCAACGTCGAAGACACCTACGCCAAGCGCTACGGCAAGCTGGGCGGTAAATGGGTGCCAAGTGAAATCCTGGACCAGCTCACTGCATTTGATAGTGACATGCAGAACGACCTGACCAAGATTTACATGAAAGGCTTGTCAATGTGGAAAGAGGGCAAGACCGTCCTCAACCCAGTGGCCCACGCAAACAACGTGCTGTCGAACTTAACGATGGCCCACTTTGCTGGCGTGTCTTACTGGGACGCGCACAAGTACATTGGCTCCATCAAAGACCTGGTCAAGGGCGACGCGATGGTGGACGAAGCCAAAGAAGCCGGTCTGTTTGGCGGCACGTTCAATCGAGCTGAGCTGACCGAGGCCATGCCCGAAGAGCTGCGGGTCCTGGCCCAAATGACAGAGACCAAGAGCAAGCGCGCTGTCGAAATGGTCTGGAACGGCCTGTCTTTGTGGCTGCGCAAACCCCTGGGCAAAGCATACGGTGCCGAGGACGAATTCTTCCGATACATGATTTACCGAGATGCGCGGGCCAAGGGCCTAAGCGTAGACGACTCGGTTGATTACGCACTCAAATACATGTTCTCTTACGACGACATGCCCAAGGGTGCCCGTGTTATTCGTGACATGCCAGTCGGCCTGCCGTTCTTTGCTTACACGTACAAGGTCGTGCCAGCCCTGGTCAATACGGCCCTTGAACACCCTACCCGCTATGCTGCTCCTGCCGTCGCGCTTTACGTGGCAAATGCGGCCATGTATGCCATCGCTGCAAGCCTTGGCGGTGGAGAAGACGAAGACTGGTGGACCATCATTCGTCGATACATGACCGACCCCGAATTCCGCCAACAGTCAAAGGACCTGGAAGAACAAGAGCGCAAAAACCTACCGCCGTGGATGAAGGGCGCAAGCCTGTCACTGGGCACTGAGAAGGCAATCCGCCTGGGCATGGACGACCTGACCAATTTGCCCGTGTTCCTTGATGTCAGCCGTATCTTCCCCGGTGGCGATCTGTTCGACGCGCACAATAACGCTGGCGGCATTCCCTTGCTTGCGCCGATCACGCCTAACAGCCCAATCCTCACAATCGCGTCGGCAATGCTGTTTAATAAAGACACATTCCGTGGCCAGGAAATTGTCAAGAAAACAGATACCGACGCTGAGGCCGCGCAAAAACGCGCGGCTTGGATGTGGAAGCAAATCACACCGGCCATTGCCGTGGGCAATAGCCACTTTGAGCGGGCCATGAATGTGATTGCAAATGTAACCGGCCAACCTGTAAATGTCGGCCTGGCCGAGTACACGGGCATAGGCAAAGACGGCTTGCCAATCACACCGGGCTACGCGGCCTTGCAAACTGTCGGCATCAAAGCCAGGCCAATCGACCTGGATACTTCAGAAAAGATTCAGAAGGCGCAAACGAAAGCCCTTATCCGGGAATTGGAAATGCAAATCAAGCAATCTCAGCGCTTGGAAAACAAAGGTGCCATCAGCCCCACAACAGGCGAAGCAGAGCGCGAAAAGTTGCGCCAGAAAAAGCAGTTCATTCGTCAAGGTTTGACCGTCGAGGGCGAGGAGAAGGACTAGGCTTTGCTGTGTTTGGTGGTACGACCACAGCGATGTACACAGCCCGCCAAGTTTTGCCTTTGTAGCCTTTGGTCTTGGCTACCTGCTCCCAACGGTCGATGTACACGTCAGGCATGCTGGGCAGCGCCTGGCGCACACAGTCTGCGGCAAGGCCAGTGACCTGGGCTACCTGTTGTATGGTTAGGCCATCAGGTTCTTCGCGCAGAGCAAGGCGGATGTCGGCGTGGGTTGACTTACGCATTTTCTTGAATGCTATAAAACCAATCGTCGCCCGCGCTCCACTTGCGCGTGCCATCCACCGACCATAGATGTTGCGCTGCCTGGAAGTCGGGAAACTTCGTTTCAGAAGGAACCAGGCTTTGGTCATACCACAGGCACCGGTTGTTTGGCTGGCAGGCAAACTGCCCGTTCTCAAGGCGTATGAAATTAAACGACTTGTGCTCTTCAGCTTGTTCGGTAAAACCCGTGTCCAGGTCCTGGCCGTCAGCGCAAAAATCCACGGTGAACAAGTAGTTGCCGTAATACCATTGCTTGTCTTTGCCTAGAAACTTCACGCCCAGGTTGCGCAAAACAATCTTCTCAACGACCGTGAACCGGTAGCCCATGCAGTCCCATAGCTGCAAGAAGTCGATGGGCAAATCACCGTGGTCTTCTTTCCAGACGTATGCGTGGATGGGCAGCTTGTCGTACAGCGCGCCGTAAGCTGGCAGTAGCGACTCAATCCTAAACACCTGGCCGCGAAGACCTTTTATGCTGATCCAAACCGCAGGCTCTAATTCGCCGTGGCCCTTAGTGAAGTTGTAAAGAAACTCTCTTTTTACAAAACAATTAATTGGGGGCAGTGATGCCACTATGTAGCTCATGTGTTCTCCTGTGGTGGTGTGCAAGTGTGGATAACCGTCAAGTCTGCTGTGCGTTTACCGCAGCGTTCGCAAAAGTTCCACTCGCGTCCAGCTAATGCCGCTTTCTTTCCATCGTAGTACCCGCTTTGGTATGCAATCAGCAACGCATTGCCATCGTCTTTGTAGACCTGTGTGTCATCGTCATCATCCATTGTTGTTCTCCTTTAACTTAGCCACGACAGCCTGAGCAATAATTAAAAAGTCAGCAAAATCAATTTCTGCTTCCGTACTGTCTGCTATTGGCGACACACGCCACCAGTTAAACCATTCAATTTCCGTTGGCTCTACCCACGTGCGCTGTGCTGGCTGTGCTAGGGCTGCTTTGACTGCTTGCTTATGATGTGCAACCCCAGCGTCGTGCCCTTTCCGATACGACTCGCGGTCGCGTTTAGTGAGGTCGGGCCAAGGCTCCTGCGCTGGCTGTGCCAACTTATCCTGCGCCATAGCGCGTTTTGATTCGTAGCCTGTCATGTTGTTCCCCTTAGTTCATAATCTTTAAATACTGTTCCTTTGCTTGCATCCCCTTTCCAGCATTCGTTTACCCATCCTCGTTTGCCAGATTTGTAAGTGCGCCAGTGACCTCTTGATTGATGTCTGCGTGGGCTTGCGTGTGTCCCGCCTTGATGCTCCTGCTTTGGTTTTGGCGGCTCAATCACAACCGTATGCCAATCGTATGTAGGCATCTTGCCTTCTTTTATTTTGCGGCGGTTTGTAAATGTGTCTTTGACTGTCGGCACATACGCTTCCACTTTCATATCCAATGAGGCGTAAAACATGGCAACAATCGCACACATCATTGACTGGTCTTGCGGGTCAATTGGCTTGTCAACTTCACCCGTCTTTGGCTCTCCGTTGTCTTCAGCAAACAAAAAAGTCCCAAGGGTTTTATACCCCGTTGGTTTCATAATCCAACCAGTCACAATGGTAGCTGCTGGTTCTGCCAGCACTGACAACATGAAGTCGCCCTGCGCTGTCTTTCCACACAGCATCATGTTTTTGTAGGGTGCTGGATGCAACAAATACTTCTTTTGGTCGTAGCCAATGTATTCTTTGATTGCTCCAGTCACATCAAACCACTGCATCTGAGTTGGGTCAAGATTAGCAACCGACACCATCTTGACCATTTCCCGTACTAAAGGTGTCATTGCGGCTTCTCCTCGTCTCCAAAATCCATATCAACAGGGTGCGGCACATCGTCATGCACGATAACGCCATGTTCATCTGCTGGCAAAAATTTACCGCATATTACGCAGTAATAGCCTGTCATGTTGTTCCCCTTGCTCTAATTTGTCCAGCCAAGTATTCAGCGCAATCAACAGTATCTCGACTTGCGTACAACTCAGATACCTGCTCATCACACACTTTCGCACACTCCTCACGCTCCTGTGCTGCTACTAAGGCGGCAAAATGTTCTATGTCGCCGTGCAAAGTCAACCCGTTAGCTTCAATCAGTTCTTTGTATTTCATGGTCTGCTCCTTGCAATTCTGCGTAGTGTGTCTTCAAAGGGTTCTGCTGCTACGCCCTTGCCTTCCCACGATTCCCATAGCCCGTTACGGCGGTCATCAATAGTTAGGTCTCCATTTGGGCTATGCGATAGCAGTATCCCCATCTCCTTGCAGCTTGCGGTAAACCGCTTGGGTTCTTCCTGCGGCGGGCATATCGTGTATGTGTACGGTAGTTTTGCCATCACTTCCCCCACCATGCTGCAAAGATCATTCCGATTACACCGGCTACAGCAATCACAGCGATCAGCAACTTCACGCTTGCGAACACTTCCTCAACGGGGTTGGGGTCATATGGCTCGGGCATTTCCTTGTTCATGTAGGCTTTGTCTACTTCGTTCATTTGTATTCCTCCATGCGTTTGTTAAGACGTTCAATCCGGGTAACGTTGTAGTCCACAACGGACTGCGCGTACTCGACTGCCGTTTCTGCGATCAGCTTCTCGCGATGGCATTCATCCAGCTCTGCCGCAATCATTTCCAGGGGCGATGGTTTTCTGAACGGGTCTTTGATCAGATCGCGTAGCCCCATGTGGCGCATCATGACGTGCCCCCTGCTGACATCTTCTCTGCCTTCTTGCGCTCACGGTAGGTCCTGTTGTACTCGCGCTGTTTT